AACAGGGCACCCATACGAAGTTGCAACACTGCGGGCATACTGAGTGTATCTAGCGCCGCCAGAGTTTTTATTGTTAAATTGCTGCGCTGATGATGTGTGAATTACTACCCCGTGCCCCCAGTCAATATACCGTCTAATCAGCTTCTCCATGTGTTCGCAATACTCCGCGAATACAGCCTTGGTAGAATCGTTAATCCCAAACATGATATGGGCCACATGACATGCTGGGTTAGTCGTCCATCTGTTATAGCCCTGCTTGGCCGTGTCCCCGCTGTATCCATAGTTTTTCACGATTACATTGCTGTCAGCGAATTTATTTAATCGTTCTTCAAGGCGAGAAGGGTACTGGATTGGGGCGCGGTGCCTTACATGCCCCTCAGCTGGCAGAATCTTATCCGCAGAGTATTCGTCATACCCATAGGTTATCGAGTCCCCTACACAGACGATTTTCACTTCTTCCCCTGAGCGCAACTTGTTATTCGCTATCCCGAGCAGTCGCCTATTTTTTATGGCATAAGCAGCTGAGGCTAAGTCGTAAAGGGCACTATCTACATTAGCATCACCTGTCGCGGCGGCTATTTTAGACATCATATCATCGACGTATTGGCGCGTTGCCAGTACCACGGCCGGATCGATCTTGAGTTCCACGGCGCTGGTGTCGCTTACGATCAGCACCATGCGAATGACCTGGGTGCGACCGGCGCCGCTGCTCAGCAGGGGTTTGTAGGTATCTGGGCAGTTGGCGATGGCGATCAGGGTTCCGCTGTCGTCATAGAGGCCCACCTCGCGGATCCACCAATCACCAACATCTTCAGGGATGATCTGCTCGGCGATCAACTGGGACTGATTCAACGGATCCTGGAACAGGGTATTGAGTGGCGCGCGACGCACCTCGCGTACCAGCCTAGTTTGGGCCGGATTCGGGGTGACAGGTTTTCCGTTTCCGTCACCAACCGCCATGTGAGTGATTTTCAGTGGGATACCGAGTGCGATGGCATTGGTGATTCTGGCCTGACCCGCATTGGTGGGGATGGCGTAATAGGTCGCGCTCAAAGGGCACCTCCTGTTGGTTGCGGTTGAATGGTCATGGTATCGATGGTGTGCAGACTGCCGCCGTGCCATTGCTGGCCGCTTATCTCGATGACTGCCGGGGTATAGGGGTAGATGGTCAGCTCGTCGCCCAAGTAACAGGACGCGCCCAGATAGATCGGGCCAATAGCAGTTCGAGACATAACGATGGACAAGCTGTCACGAGTCGCTTTATACGAGCTGGCCCGTAACTCGATTCGGCTTAAAGCCTCCTCATCGATTGGCTGGCCAACGGAATCAACCGTTAGGTTAAGAACATAAGGCCTGACTCGTTCTGATGAAGCCCTGTATCCCAAAGCACCGAGGGCTTTATTTATGCCGCCGATTGTGCAGGAGTGACTGAGAAGACTGAGTGAATCAGTAACCGTCGACCGCTTACTGTTGACGCTATCATTGGCAGACCAATCAAATACCCCTCTTTCTATGGCGAGGGATGGCAGAAACTGGATGGGCGTTTTCATGCCATCAAACAGCTCAGGAAGCGGCGCCTTGGCATCAACCTCCCCAATCATCTGATCAAGCGCCTGCTCGATGGCCACCTGCAGGGCGCTGCGGTTATCCGGCTGGATGCTGTCAGTCATAAACCACCTCGACCGTCACCCCGGTGCAGTAAGGCGCCTCATTCACTGCGCATTCCACCGGGGCGGAAGGCTCCAGTACCTCGGCCCGCACCACCGTTTGATGGCCGTGGGCGATAGCGTAGAGGCGGCCAGGGTCGATAAACCCCTCCAGCCGGTGGGCACCTTCGGCGTATGCTTCCAGTTCCGACTTGGCGGGATCCTTGTCGATGACACCGCCTGGCGAGTTGCTGCCATGCAGTCTCATCCTGATCTGGTAGTGCTTGATGGTCGCCGCCTTGACACTGACGACATCAGATGCCAGCGCGATATCAGAGCGGTTCATATAGCGAGTGGCATACGCCAACAGCTCGGCTGAGGGAGTGCCGTCACCTTCCCTGGACAACAACCAGCAATCAACTAGACCAGACTCGGCCTTGGCCATCTTGGCGCGGGCATCTTTCACTTCGCCAGCCCGAGACCCCTCCGGGAAGTCGTAGGTCATCACAACCCGGTTAGGCTGAGGTGAGGTCACCGTTATGTGCGGCTTTTCCCCCAGGGTCATCAGGTGGAAACGGTAGGCGAGTTCGGACCCCGTGGTCGCAAACCCAAAGGGAGCCAGCAGACAGCGCGTCAGCAGGTCAATGTCTGACTCCATCTCGTCCGGGATCGGTGGGTAGGCGGCGGGATTGCCAGCCTTGATCACCTGACGGGTAATGCCGTAGTCAGCAGCCCGCGCATCGAGGTTGCTCCCCTTTGCCCACAGCAGCAGGATCTGCCGGAGCTTGTCATTCAGACGGCGCTCGCGATTAACCACCACCATGGCGCAGGCCTGCGCAATGATGCTGGCCAGCTCGGCATCGTTCTCAAGCGTCTCAGCTACCGCGTCGGTATCGGCTGGGCGCATGGCCATCACGCGCTCCAGAATGAGCGCCTTGATCGTGGCCAGCACCGCCTCGAACCCTTCTACTTTGAGCACCTCAGGCTCGGGTATCCGGTCAATATGGGGATTGAATACGCTACTGGTCATAGAGGGGAACCCTTACTGTGATGTCCGCGCCACGCCAGATGCCGTCAATGTGCGCATGCAGGCCATCGATAACCACTTCGAACTGGATGCGGGTGGGATTGAAATCGAGTACGCCGTTGGCGGGGTTCAACATGGCGTCGAACATCTCTGCCTTGACCTGCAGCACCAGTGCCTGGTTGGTCAGGCGGGCCAGCGCATCTGGCACATTGCTGCCAAACAGCCGGCGCCGCGTTCGGGATGAGTTCTGTGTGGTGAACACCTGGAGCAACCGGCTGGCCAGTTGCTCCGGACCGCTGATAAAGCGGCCCGTTCGTCTGTCCATGCCGAGCATGTGGCCTCTCTCTACTGTTTCGGGATGGGTTTAGGGCCACCGCCGTGATCGTGGCCGTTGTAAATCTGCCGGTCTTCGCTCATAGAGCGCGTGGAATCGCTCAACTCGCCGGATGAGTGAACCTCGGAGGTAACGAACTCAACGCCGCCAGGCGCCGTGACCGTCAGCTTTCCTGTCGTCTTGTCCCACTCTTCCATGCCAAGGGCGCCAATCTTTCGGACAACCTTGGACTGGTCAGTCGAGGGAAGCGGGAACTGGTCAGAGGGGATACCGACAAGCGCAATCGAGCTGGTATTGCGGTCGCCTGAGCCATAATTGAGAACAAGCGCCAGCTCCCCCTCGCTGGGGTAGCGGCACTCGATAACATCGCCAGCGGCGCAGGCAAACCACTTGATCGGAGGGGTTCTGGCCTTGCCGATGGCAATCACCACTCGCTGCTCGACCACTTTGGCGACGGTCCCCATCTGAATGGCATTGCGACCACGACGGGCGCCGCTTTCCAGCTCAGATTCAATCTCGGAGATCCGGTCCATCAGCGGAGCCAGCATGTTCGAAACAACTTGCTCAATCATGCTTACCCCCGTGGTTCAGGCGGGCCATTCAATGACCGGCCGAGGTAAAGCGGCTGCAGCCACTGCACCCCCCGCGATTCCACGCCGTCGATACCGAGCAGGTAGCTGGTGTCGCCGTTGACCTGTATCTCTGGCATGCCGACCCGATCCGAACTGACCAGCATCACATCAGGCTGGCCAGCCTCGACGGCGGGCTCCTTGAACAGCGCTCGCCGCACCAGCAGGCGCTCAACTTCAGCCGCCAGATCCAGCGCCTGAAGCAGCGCGAGGGGCTGGCCTTTTGGCATGATGCAGTGCGCGGTGATCATGTACTGGTGGTTATAGCGGCCATCGTTCTGGCGCTGGCCAGGGTGGCTATCCTCCCACTGGATCAAAATCGTGGGGCCGGTGATATCTACTTTGCCCCACTCGTCGTATGACTCGATGGCTAACCCATCGACCAGATTGGCGCGCAGCCGCTCGACCAGCGCAGTGTGGTACTGGCTGGGGGTGGTGATGTCGTATTTCATGGGAGATCCTATCTGGCGCCGCGAGGCGTTTTACCGGTTCGCATGATGTTGGCGCTCGCTTTGTCGAAGCTACCGTGCTGGCCAGAGCCAAACACTGACGCCCAGTGGCTGCTCTTGGCGCGGCCGCGCAGGTCTGTCTCGAAGTGGCGCAGGAAAATATCCGGCATCCGCTCCAGCACCTCATCCTCGATCTTAACGATGATGTCGTCCGGGATAGGGATGGTCAGTTTGGTGATCGGGTTTCGCTGATCTGTCTCGCGCTGCATGTAGACCTTGCGGCCCTTGCGCAGGCTGACGAACGCCTTGTCGTAATAACTGCCCCTGAACATCAAGCCGCCCCGTGTCTT